TCAAAGTATCCATCTGCTTGCGAGCGGACACGTCACCCGAGAGATAGCGTGCGGTAAATTCCTTATCGCTCTTGAGCGCGCTCAATTGAGACTGTGCGGCCTCTGGCGTCATGCCGAAGCTTGTCACGCTCTTCCCTCCCTCAAAGGAGTGTTCTGTGAGGCCGCGCCCGATCTTGGATAAGAATTCAAGCGTGGCCTTGGTTCCCAGCGCCTGCTCCAGCTTGTCGATATGTTGGCCAAGCTCGAACTGCTGGGCAGCCTTGCGGCCTAGCTCAACATTCTCCTGGAATGCCTCCGGCCCCCACGTTTGCCGCAGTGCCTCAACGTCGCGCTGTGCCTGCTGGTTGAATGCCAGTTCCTGCGCCTTCTGCGCCTCTGCAATCTGCCCATTGTTCCACTCAGCGAGTGCGGCGGCCTGCTTGGCGCTGATGCCCAACTCATGGAATCGAGCCTCAGCCGCACGCGCGAAAGCCGGATCCATTCCCTCAGGGACTGGAAGTTTATAGTCCTCAGCCTTGGCTGGGCGGCCAAGGGCAGTGTGAACACGGTCCCACCCCTCCTTGTCCTCGTCACCCTTTGGCATTGGGATCTTCTCTGAACCTACCAGTTTCTCGAGGTTCTTATAGCCAGTCAGAAGGTCTTGTGGATCCTTCCACCCCTTGTTTTGCGCGTACCCCTTAAGCTCTGCGTCTTGGATCGAGTCCATCCAGTTGCCGGTGGTTGCTGCCGGTGTTGTTGGGTCGGTTTGTGCGGGTGGTTGCGCCGGTGTTGCTGGCTGGGTGGCGTCCACCTGTACGCCGGTTACTGGTGCTGTTGGCTCTGCTGTTAGTAGTGCTGCTGCTGTGCTCATGGTCGTTTATTCTGTTGGTTCACTGATCTCACTAAGTTCTTTGTCGCTGATGTTTAGGAAGCTTTGCAGGCGGTTCCACACCTCACGCCGGCCCTCAGCCATCGCCATCGCCATAGGGTCCACTGACTTGGTGATGGGGTTAATTGTCACCGTGCTGGTTTGTGCGCGGCAGAATCGCTTGAGGTCGGCCAACACGATCTCGGCTTGCGGATTCGGTCGCCCGTCATCCATTAGGAACGTGGACCGATACGCACGCCGCCTGTTCAAGAGACGCCGGAAAGCTGCAATCATTGCGGCTGTCCTCCGAAGATGTTAGCTGCCTGTTGGCTAGGCGTTGATCCAGCCAACGCTTGAGCCTGTGCTAGATCCTTCATGCCTCCGGTAATGGTTGGCGCTGCCGCAAGGAGCTGCTGAGCTTGTGCTGCCTGCGCTTGGCCCTCCTTCATGGCTGCTACCTGATCGCGGGTTCTGAGTAGCTTCGCCGGTACACCGTTGATCTCTGCCAACTCGCGCACGATTGCTTCATGGTCAAAGATGTCCAACACGGTGGCGTCCACCTGTGCCAATGGTGCAACGGTCTCGAGTGTGCGCAGAATAGCGACACCTTCCTCCGCACGTTGCGCGCGGTTCAATGGCGACACATACTCAACGTCGAGCAAGCCACCGGCCTCAACCAACGCCTGCGGCATCGGTGGCAGCATTCCAGCGTGGAAGAGAATATCCAGCTCACGCTCGATCAATGGCCCAAGGAATTCTGATTGCTGCCGGCCCATTGTTGGCGCCAATAACGCACCCTTCTCTTGGGCCCGTAGCATCGCCTCGGTTGCCGTCATCGCTGGCGACTCCACAAGGATCTGGAATAAAGTCACAAGGAATGCGTCATTGATGGCCTTGCGCCTCCGCTCAACCATCTCCTCGCCAATGTCCACCCGTGTCTGAGAGTTGAACGCATGAACAACAGGCTGTCCTTGGTCGTTCACACCCCCGAAGTTCATTCCCCCAGGCTTGAGGTTCATCACCGTGAGAGCGCCATCCTCCTGAAGCAAAAGCGGCGGATGCACTGCAAGTTGCCCCGCTCGGATGATGGTCTTGCTCATCTCATTCGCCATTTTGATCTCTGGCAGGATCGTCATAGCTGGCCCGCGGCCGTACTCCTCTTTCGGCCCGACCATATAACGCCCGATCGCGTACGGCATCTTACGGTATCCACCCTCTGAGACGATGCCCTTGGCGCGCACCTCAACATAATACGAGCACACCGGCATTCCCTTGGCGTCTTTGCGCCCGTGTTGCCGGTTCTCGTTGGGAAATACTGCATGGATGAACTCGTGTTGAGTCTCCGGTGCCTTCTCGAAATCCGTCAGAAGCCTCACACTCAACCGATCCTTCCCGAACTTCTGAACCGCTTGGCGAGCCGTCAGGTTGAACTTGCGGTAGACCGAATCAATTACGCCCTGGTGATTCTCGGCAATGCACATCTCAGCGAGATGCACGGACCGATAACGGATCCCCCTGCCCACATGCTCATCAATGAACATGCCCCCCGTCCCAAACGCCCCGAGCGAGCCATACACGTCATTAGCCTGGGAAGCGAAGTTGGCGGTTGGTGCGTACCGATTCTTGAACATCACGTCCACCGCCTGATCACACCAGACCTTCACCTCGTCATTCTCGGCCAGCGACTCGTCACGAGGCCGCAAGCCATGCCAGCGCTGTGTGCGAGGAGTCAACATTGACTCCATCGCAGCCGAAAAGCGCTCGAGCGCTAAGGGTGCAGTTGCATCAAAAAGCTGCTCTGTGTGTTTGTCCCCTGGTACACGCCCAGCCGCACGAAACCAATCCGACCGAGGCAAAACAACCTCGGCAACCTCTTTCCAATGCGCCTCCCAGACCGAGCGAGCGCCCAGCATCTGCTCATGCCGTAAACATAGCTCTGTAGCGTCCATGATTATGATCCCAGTAATTGCTTGAGTGACCCGCCAGAGGTGGACGCCACCCCTTGCTTGCCTGCAAGGATGTTGCTTGCCATGCCTTTAGCTTGGCCAATCTGGTCCTCTTGTGCCACACGCTTACGCGCCTCATCTACAGTTGGCGCAACCGCTGGCGCCGGTGCTGGCTTAGGAGGAGGAGGAGGAGGAGGAGTGCTGATTTTCGGTGATAGAAAGCCCATATTACATGATTGCTGAGGTTGCTCTGTTGACGTGTCGGTCTGGTCTGCGAATGAGATTTGCCGCTTCCCCACCGCCCACCATCAGGTACTGGAGCGACTCAGCTACGTGCGAATAGTGGTTCTTGTCGGGCTTATCTTGGTACCGTTCAGCACCAGAAACTTGCACACGCTTGTAAGTGTACCCACCCGCCATCGCCTTGCGCAGAAGCTGGCACCGAGGATGGACAAGAAGCCCAGGCTCTCCATCAATCAGGCGAGAACACGCGACAGCCACAGACTCACGCCGCTTGATGAAATCGTTAGTGGCTGCTGGTACTGCGGAAATACCATTAGCTCGCAGGATCTGGAACGGTGTCACCTCATCGGTCTGTGCGCGGATGTCTCCGGCCGGATCCCCCGTGAATTTCTCGACAGTGTAACCTGCGTAGTCCTCTCTGATCTTTTGCGCCAACAATTGTGCGAACCTCACCGCACCCATATCCTCAGTGACGAGCTCATCGCAAATGCGCCACTGACCCATTGGCGTACGCTGTGCAATGGTTGCCGCTGGCGTTAACCCGAAATCGATGCCCACATACAACGGGAGCCTTGGCGTGGTCTCGAACTCGCGCACATGCAACGAGTCTTTGAATTCTGGGTAGACCGGCTTGCCGTCACGCACGAAACCGTACTCAGCGTTGACGTACACCTTAACCCAATCGGGATCTTTGCCGGCCAACTGCCGCTCGTAATACGCCCGCCCATGCGCTCGCCTGATTGGATGGCCCAATGGTAACGACAGAGACTCAGGCGTCTGATTGAGCCAATCGAGATTTTCAGCATTGGGATCGAGTCCCCCTGGCTGATTGTAAAACTCCCAGCCCTGCGGGTGATCCTCTTCCGCCAATCGATACCACCAGTTATCATTGTCTGGTGGGTTGGTGTCAGCGATCACGCCCGACCAAGTGGCGCCATCTTTGGGATACCGGCCCACACGGCCAGTCACCGAGTCAACGACAGCCTTGGCGATCTCACGCGCCTCATTCAACCAGATGCCGGTGAATTCAATCCCCAGGAGCTTGGCAACGTCAGCCGGACGATCGAGAGAGATGAAGATCACCTCAAGATCCACCTCACCCACGTTGATGTGATGCGTTGGCGGTCCGGTATCCACCCATCGGCCAATATTAGGCGGCACCCATTGATGCCAGCTCTTGATGCTGGTGGTTCTTAACTCTGGGTATGTGTTCCGAATCACACCCCACCGGCTTACACGCTTGCCGGTGGCTCCAATACGTTGAGCCCCTGCCCTGCGCAGTATCTCCATGATACAGGTCGTCGTCTTAGCAGATCCAAACGGGCCTTTGATGCCACGAAAGAACGCATTCGAGCGCATAAACGCACGAGAGACGGGACCAGCCGGCGTGAAATCGATCTCGATCAATCGTCACCCAGGTTGATTTTGATATTGAGCCCACCCTGCGCTGAGTGCTCCACGCCCACTTTGTCCCCGTATTCACGAGGCAAAAGCTTCGCTAACAGCCGGAATCGTGTCTCAATGCGCGTTTTACGATGCGTCTCAGCACCGGAATCCACGCCATTCATGCCCATGCGGGCGGGTTCATCTGCGATCTCGATAATCTGATCAGCCAGGACTCGAGCCCGAGACTCACGCGCGCGCGTTGATGCTGTGCAAAACCCTGCATCTTCAGCAGTCTTTCTCCAGAGTGTTGATTGCGCAATTCCCACAGCCTCACAGGCTTGCCGATCACTCATTCCCTCAGAGATGTGCGCTAGTATGCGCTTCTCCAATTCACCATCCCACACCGTTGGTCTGTGTGCTGGTTGCTTTGGCTCTTCGCTCGCATCCAACCGCTTGGCCCGCACCTTCGGTGCCTTTGATGG